TCTTAATCTTGGCCCTAATGTGCCACCAAAAATACCTGTTTGTTGTGCAGCAGGCGATAACTGTACTTGTGCAAACTGTTCTGCTGTTAAATTACCCAAATCAGCTCTTGTGACAGGTTGACCATTCAAAGTTCCTACAACTTCATCTGTAGCAAAAGTTTGTTGTCCGCCACCAAATAATCCACCAATACCTCGTCTGATGTTTGGTCCTAATTGTCCTTGAAAAATACCTTTTGTGCCTGCGGCTGGATTAAAAAAACCACTGATGCCAGCTTTGATGCTTGGTCCTATAGTTCCACCAAAAATACCAGTAGCTTTCGCCGCACCAGTTGCAGCTTTTGTTGCTGCACCAGCCGCTCCTTTGCCTAAAATACCGCTTAACGGACCTGCTCCAGCTAAACCTGCAATGCCCAATGCTGGCAAAGCTATCGGTGCAACTTTTTTTACGATTTTCTTTAAACTTTTACCTATCTTTTTGAAAAACCCAAACTGCTCTAAACCCGTCATTTCATTAAGGCTTGCTATACCCACACCGACTACTGCTTGTTCAGGATCTATGCCTGCTTGCTTAAACTTATTTTCTACAGCTTTTTCAAACTTAGCATCTTCAAAAAACTCTGGTGGTAGCACAACTTCGCCAGGACGTAAATGTGCTAACTGCGTATCTTCGCCTTCGCCTTGCATAGCCAGCTCTTGAGCTTGTCCTGACATAGGAGCCATACTTGATTGTTGTGCTCTTTGTAGCATAGACTCTAGAGTTTCTTTGTCTTGTGGCGACATACCTGCACTCTGCTGATCTTTAAGTATTTGCTCTACCGCTGCAACATCTTGATTTGAAAGAACTCCCTTCGCTCTGCTAAGACCTGACATAGTTGCACCCATTTGCATGTCACGATTAGATAAAGCGCCTTTAGGATCGGATGATATCTCTGCCATGCTATCACCTGTTAGATTTGCTATTCTTTGTTGTAGTCTTTCGCTTATCATGGCGTGCTTACTGTTACTGCTCCTATACTCATCGTTGCAGAGATTCCGGTTAAATAAGTTTGATGCTCATACAGGTTTCTAAACTGCGTTCCATCAAAGGCTTGGTGAACCTCTGTCGTTGAGTTAAATATAATAGCACCGGTAGCAAATTGCAACTCGCTAAGGTCTGTGGAGTTAAACGATTTTATGCTATCAGGATCAACAGAACCTAGGTTTATTTCTAAAATCCTTATCAATCTGTTAAAAGTATCTGCTGAAACGGTATCGCCATCAGCCAACGGCAATTGTGTAGGTAATAATTTGCTCATTATCTACGCCCGGATGGTTGAACTTCTACTCTTGTGCTGCCAAGCCTCCACTTGTAATTTTTTCTATCATTGACTGCATTATCATCGTCTGATTCAAAGCGCAGTACAAACTGCCTAGCTCGTGATCGCAAAGATCCAAAAGTTGAGCTTGGGGTAATCTGTGTCGTCGAATCTGTTGCTAATGTTTGATTGTTAAAATCGCGTCTTTTAACCACAACATTTATAGCTGGATCTTGGCTTGTACCAACCTGATTAACAAACAATATATCTGGCAAGATGCGCTTTAAAAACACAAACCTATCGCCGTCTGCAATGTCTATGTCGGCTGATTCAACAAACACACCATCCATGGCGCTTTCATCATCGTTAAACCCTTTCTCGTGCTCGTAGATGCGTTTAGTTGAGCTTTCTTCACCAGCTGCTAATGGTTTATCTAATACGCCTGCGGCCAACCAGCTGTAACGCTCTAGCGTGCCAATACTCCAAGAGCCTTCTTCATAGTTGTATATTGCGTATCTGGATATTTCAGTTTCGTTATCGGTGACCGATGGATAAAAAAACCAAATCTCAGAAAACTCTTCATTTAAACCAGCAAAACACTTAAAGGCTTGCGTATCATCGAGATCAGAAAATACATAATCTTGCACGCTACATGGTAGTTTTTGCACTGAGCCGTTGTAATAATAAAAACCTTTTTTAGACATGTAATAAACACCTCGCGGTGAATTAGTCGCGGCTTTAGGCCCTATTAAACCTGCGCCTTCGTTTATAAGGTTGACTGCAAAGGTAAGAGGTGGTCCGATAAAATTCATTGAGTATAGTGAGGTATCAGTCCATATCAACACCTCTTGTCTTGCTTTTATACCACCTACTATTGCAGAACCAGAAGATAATCTGAGCGATCCAGCAGTATTAGTAGCTAATGGCTCAAATTCTAATGGGTTTTCTTGGTCGCTAAATGCAATCAACATTGGATCTAGCACGCCTGTTCTTGCACCGCTGCTAATAGGATCAGCTCCTAAAATAATTAAATGCCTATCCGTTTCAGAGGTAATAACTTGTAAAGCTTTAGTTGGCACTAAGTTAGCACCACTTGTGGTAGCCAAATTGACTGCTCTTGTGCTAACGCCATCGTTTTCTATCCACCTAAATACACCACCAGCTCTAGGGTTGATAATTAAATCCTCTCCATAATTATCATGCGTCCATAAGCGTAGATTGTTTGTGTCTGATAGTTCAGTAGCCGATCCCCATGATCCAGCACCCCAAGCTCCAACACCCCAACCAGTAGAAGGCACGAATACATCTAAGCCAGAATTTAATAAATATACTGCATCAGTGCCAGAACCACCGTTTCCCGAATCACTAGCATTTGCAGTAACGGTAGCTCCGCTAGTATCTTTTGCAGTAATTTCATAAGTGTTTGTGCCTGTAACTAATGAGATCTGATATTCTTGATTGAGCACAGTTGCTGTTACATTTCCGCCTAAGCTAACAGCGCTAGAAAATGTAACAAAATCACCATTTACAGCACCGTGAGCACTATCTGTTACGGTCAAGGTTGAAGATCCGTTAGTAGCTGCAAACGTGGCTGAGTTAGTAGTGGTTTTTCTGATTGGCGTTATGTCGTTATATGCACCACCTTCTTCGATGTAGTACTTATTGGTTGTGCCAATGCCTAGATATTTTCTGCCGCCTAATGAAATCCATGAATGTAAGGCTCTCGCTGAACCTATTAGGGTGTCTGGAGATAACTTTTCCCAACCGCCTATTTTCTCGACTCTACCTTTTCTAAAACGTATTTTATCACCGTCTACCCAACCACCTTCGTTTGAGTAATCGGTCTCCTCTTTATTTATACCAGGCTTAAAATTAAGTTTTGATAGCGGCATGAGGCGACATCTAAGCTAACCTAATGATTGCGCCAGTCGCGGTAGCGCTAGGAAAAACTATAGTAAAATCTCCTGCGGTTGAGGTTTTGTCTCCACCAAAATCAATAGCTGCTACAGCTTTGTCTGATTGCGTGTCGTTGTAGATCAAACATCCTCTTGCTGTCACTGTAGCATTACTAAATGTTAAATCTGCAAAGTCACACACAGCTGTCGTGCCTGATGTGGTAGGCGTCACGCTTGTTAATGCAGAACCCCCAGAAGTATAGTTTGTGCCACTTGCTTGTCCTGTTGTGACAAAAGCCGTTGTGCCTGCTCCTAATGTTGCAGAGCTAGTGTATAAAGCTAGTTTAAATGAATTACCACTAGACGCTGTAAAGTTATGTGTGCCGACTAACAACTCTTGTTTAAAGCTTGTACATATTGCTGATGTTATTGCCATTATAGCTCCTTCAATATTTTAGCCATGTCGCTGTGGCCTTGTTTTTCTAACAAATTTGCATAAGTCGTATTTTGCGACTTAATTGCATTTTTTATAGTATATAAGATTACAGTATAAACTTGGTTTTGAAAAGCCAAAGCCTGTTGTTTGATGTGGTCGGGTGCACTATCAGATATGTCGCATATTTTCTTTGTAGCTTGAGCGGCCCAAAACTCTGGATCATGTCCTTTGCCCTCAGTTGTAGTAACGCCTACTTTGCCTAAAACAAAATCGCTTTTTGCGCTCATCCTTTATATGGCTCTGGTGGCACCACATCCTCGTCTATTTTAAGACCGTATTCAGCTAATTGCTGGTTTATTTCTTCATACGGGCCAATAATAAATTTGCCCTCATGCGGAACAGCTACAAGTGGTTTGTCTAATCTATGAAAACCATACAGCTTTTCAGTGCCTGGCACATTAGAGTCTAATACTGTAGATCTACCACTAATCCCAATAAGTATATCTTCGCTCATGCATTTACTAATCCAAAACTCAACACAAGCTCTGCCAGCTTCTGCAAAATGCATATTTTCTTTGTATGAAAAATCTATACCAAATAGATCTAATCTGCCTACTTTATTGTATAAAGCATAAGCAATTGCATAAGCTACCGTGTTATTGAGGTATGCGCATTTTGTTGCATTACAAACATCTTCCACAGGATACATTACAGGATTGTTAATTCTAGAATCTAACTCACAGGTGTAAACCGGAGTCTGTGTTTCTCGCAGAACTCTACACATGACAGATGTTTGTTTACCTGCATCGTCCGTATCAAAAAACCTACTTGCAGGATCTAACATAAATATACGGTCACATGGATAAGTTGATGCCGCAGAATTAATGCACCATACCTCGTCCCAAGTTCTGCCGTTTTGTAAACCTATGGCGAAATCGACTTGCGATATGCCAAGTCCGACCAGAGCAATGCTCTTGCCCTCTAAAGATTCTATTCTACTCATCAGCTCACATTAGAGCGAACTGAATCATACCTATACTCGTCGCGTGTACCACGACCTTCTGATGTGTTTTTCATTCTAGCTATCGCCTCCTTAAAACGCCCTTCTAACTGTGCGATAACGTCAGCAGGTTCTTTTAAAAAGATTGCACCCTCTACCAGCGAACCATACAGCAATGCATCGCTGTAGTCCGTCGATAAGAATGTCGTGCCAGAGTCGCTACCAGCAGTCAAAGAGACTGGTTTATGTAAATAATGAAGTTCAACCGTATAATCTGCATCCGGTATCGGTGAAACCTCAAAAGCCGCATCGTCAAACAAAGAATAATACTTAGGCGTACTTCTTGTCGTGCCAGAAGAATATTCTTTTATGAATGACGGATGTTTAAAATCTAAGTAATCGTATGTTGACGAGCTAATCAAAGCCAAGCTCATTGGCGCATAAAAATCTGTTGGAGTCGCTAAAAAACGATTACCTGTGGTTAAAGTTCCTTGTACGTTTTTTCTTTGTTCAGGCAACTGTACAAAAGAAAATATACGATCTTCTGATTCTTGAATAAATGTTGGCAGCTGAGAAGTAAAAGTCGATTCAGAAACCTCTAAATAATCTTGAATTGCTGTCTTTAATGTACCAAAATTAAAACTCATACTGTTACCGTAACCTCACCTACGTTAGCGCCTACCTCAAGCGTGGTTAATATACTACCCAATTTACCATCACCAACATTAGTGTAAATTAAAAATTTATTATTATCATCTGCTGTATCTGGCCTTGGATCTTTTACTGCTTGAGGATCTTTAACAGTACGTCTAGGTTGCAACTGTGGGTGTTTTGCATCCCACATATCTGGTCCAACCAGCAACCCATCCCAAGTTTTGCGCATTTCACGCAACTTGTATCTAAAGCCAGATATGTCGCAGATACCGTATGAGTTTTTTCCAGATGCAAAAGCCATTATGCGTGATTGTAGTCTCGAAGATTTGGTGATATATGAAAAGATGCGCGATCTTCGTCAGTTGATAAAGCTCTTTGAAACTCCTCTTCATACAGACCTTTGAGCAAGCCTGTTCTCTCTGGTGCTCTCTTCAATGACATGTAATAAGCTAATCCAGCAGCTAGGCATGGATAAAAACGAAAAGGCATGTCTAACGTATTTGCACCAGCGTCTGCATCATCCATGCGAGTTAGTACATTCATGTGCACGACATAAGTACTTGTTTTGTCTGGAGTAGGCCAAACCGTAACCGTTGGTGTTGTTTGTTTGTCTATAAAGTATTGATTAGGCTTGCCAGTTGTAGATTTTGTTGTGATGTTAGTATATTCAGCTCTACTTAATCTAGTCAGAGGTATGTCAGTGGTTTCATTACCAACGGTTTCTCTGATAAAAGCATCTAACACGTCTATAGGAGCTGTAGCGTTAGTGCTATCAATATTATAAGTTGCACTATCTTTTACCATAGCGACGGTCTTCTCTTTAACCGTCCATTGATTAAGACCTCTATTTGCCCACTCGGCCAACATTAAATTTAAACTTCTACTTGCGCTTTTTAAGTCGTAGCCTGTGCGTAGCTCTAAACCGCAACGCTCAAAAGCTTCCTCAACGTAATCAGCTACGTCTAATTCAAAATCTTTGCTGCCTGATAATGCCATAATTAATCTCTATCTTCTTCCGAAGCATATAAATTGTCAAATGTTATAGCTGGATCTGTATAACTTTCATGTGCCTCAGCTGAGTGTACCCATTGACTTGGTGCAAAATCAGGAGCTCCCTCACCAGTACGCCACAAGGCAGGATTAGTTGCCCGGACTCGGTTGTTAGGTAAAGCTACAAAATTACCTGTGTATTCACCTGCGTCTGTTAAATATAAAACATGGCTTTGCTTATGTTGTGCTGGATCATCTGCAATA